GGACAAATTAGATAGTATGAACGCTCAAGACAGAGCCGATTACCTACGTTACTCACGCCAATACAGACCTTCATTAGCGCCGGGCTATGCGGCGGGGGGCATCACAGACTTAGACGGTTATATGTCTAACGCTCAAAATACCCCTAACCAAAACGAAGTGGCTGATCCAGAAGGCTACGGCTCAAACTCTACAACGATGATGGCTGGTGGCGGTATAGTTGATTGGTTAGCTAAAAACTCTTTGCCCGGCATGATCTTTGATTGGAAAGGCGCAAGCGATGTTCCGCTTATTGGGGGTATGTTCCAAGATCAATCTCAAATTGCAACCTTAACGCCTGAAGAAAAGAAAAAGTTAATGGACATGGCGGCTGCTCAAGGTAAGCCTGCTCCCGCTATGGCTCGCGGTGGTATCGCTGATCTAGGTGGATACGCTGCTGGGGGTAGAAGTCCTAATTTGTTAGACGGCCCCGGCACAGGTGTAAGTGATGATATACCGGCAACGATAGCGGGAAAACAACCAGCGCGACTTGCGTCAGGGGAATATGTAATTCCATCTAGGATCGTATCTGAATTAGGCCAAGGGTCTACGGATGCTGGTGCAAAAATACTAGACGATATGGTGCAAAAAATACAAACCGGAAGAAATAAAACTCTTGGGCGTAAAAAAGAATTTGCGAAAGACACACGTGCGTATAAGCACTTACCAGTTTAGGAGATAGAGATGGCAGACGGTTTCGGTTGGGGCGGAAATACGGGGCAAAGCACTGGTGGGTGGGGCATGAATACTAGCCAGCCTTCTACAGGTTTCGGCCAAGGTTTTGGTGCGTATAGCCCGCCTTCTGCTGGTTTTGGCGGTTTTAGTCAGGCGCCAGCGCAAATCAATCCAATGTACCAGTCAGCTTCAGGGTTTGGTATGAACCCTTACGCAAGTTATTTATCCGCTCCTGGTTATGGTATGGGCGGTGGCTACGGGGCTACTGGTATGCTGTCGGGTAATGCTCTAAGTAATATGGCGTACCGATACGGTAATGACCCGCAAGCGCTAGCGGCTGCTATGCAAAGAAGCGGGGTTACAGGTGCTAATATGCAAGAAGCTGGGGTTTTATCATCCGACCAGTATACGCAAATGTACCGCCCCAGCAATCAGTACCAAGGGGAATTAAATAAAAACCAATATTATCAGCCGATATACCAATCGCAGTACCAAAATTACGCCTCACCTGCGTACGCCTCCTTAGCTAACGCTAACAATATGGGGACTTACAATCAGATGGCGCAAAACGCAGCGCCACGTACTTCTTTTGGCACGGCGTATTTAATGAACCAACAAAACCCTGCTGGAGATACTGGCGCGGCGGCAAATGTGTTTGGTTCTCAAAAGCTATCCTCCGACCAGATCATGCGACAAGCAGGTGACTATACTAAAAACACTGCTCAGCAAAACTATGACCTGATGGGTAAATTAGGGTTAACGTCAAAAGATGTCGCTAGTTTATTAGGCGCATCAGAAGCGGACGTAGAAGATTACCTCACGCAAGGGGGTGTGAACAGAACAGGCACAGCGTATGACCCAACTAAAACATACGATGCCACAACAGGCACAGCGACCACCACGCCGTCAGGCGTACCCGAATGGTACACTCAAAAAGATTACAAATACGGCAACTACCAAAACTTCGGAGAAAATGAGTTAAGTGGGTTTACCAAAGATCAGCTCAATAAGTTATATGCGCCCAAACAAGCGGCGATCAATAAAGATATTGGTCAAGCTAAACTTGATTATAACGCGGCATTAAAATCAGGAAACCCAGCGTTCGTGCGTGAAGCGCAGGCAAACTTAGATGCTAGAAATAATCAATTGGCCCAGTATAACGCTGACTATAAAGCTTCGCTTGGTGCTCTCACCGGCGCGAAAGGGACGTATGAAACAAAAGCCATGACGGCAGATCGGTTAGATACAACTGCGCTAGGTAAATTAGACACCGCTGCTAAGAAATATACGGGCTTTACTGCACCAACATTAAAAGCAGGATCAACTGCCGCCCAAATAACTAAAGCCTATAATAGTGTTATTGGCACCCAACAAACTGAGATGAACAACGCTAAGAAAGCCTTAGACGCCGCAGTGGGGCCTAAAGCAAAAGCCGCCGCTCAGAAGTATTATGACGCGCAAAAAGCTGATTACGACAATGCAACGAAAGCACTAAACGCGGCATTACATCCAGAGACTAAAACAGCTGCTGATGGTGGCTTGATGTCGCTGTTAAGAAGATGAGAGTAGCCCCTGTAGAATTGCCTTATGTGCATATCACATGGCCAAGAGTTGTAAATTATATTAACGAAGCCTTGATGGTAGGAAGCGAAAGCGAACCCTTATATAATCTGCATCATGTACAAGGCTATGTGACATCCGGCGAGTGGCTGCTCTTAGTAGCGGTTGACGAGCAAAATGAAATACATGGGGCGATGACTGTGTCGTTTCAGAATTACCCGCTGCAACGTGTAGCTTTTATTACCACTGTCGGGGGTAAATTTATTCTCACCAAAGAGATGTACAAGCAGCTCGCTGCAATTCTTAGATTTAAAGGCGCTACCATGATACAAGCTTATGGGAGACCTTCAATGGTTAGGTTATTAAAACGACATAACTTGAAAGCCTGTAATACTTTAGTCGAGGCGACTTTATGAATTTGTTGAAAGCATTCAAACTATTTACTTTTACTAACGGTGTATTGACAAGTCGGTTCTCACCCACGCTCTTTATGGGCGGCGGTAGTGCGCCTTCTAACACCACATCAACGGTCAATCAAACCAATATACCAAATTGGCTAAAACCGCAAGCGAAACAAATGCTCGCGGGGGCAACTAAACAGTTGTTCCAAACCAATGATAAGGGCGAGATTACAGGGGTTAACCCGTACGTTGCGTACTCAACGAACCCTCAAGATTACGTTGCTGGGTTTAGTCCTATGCAACAACAAGCGTTCGCCCAAGCTGCTAATCTGCAAGTACCCGGGCAGTATGCGCAAGCAACTGATATGGTCAACGCCGCAGGTATGGGGGGTATGCAGTCCGCTCAGCAAGCGTTGGGCTACGGTAACGCTGGGTATCAGTCTGGTATGCTTGGCCAACAATTTGGTCTGCAGTCTGCGCAACAAGCGCAGGACATGGCTAATTACTACGGGGCGCAAGGCGCTAACTATGGCGCGCAAGCGGCGAATCTAGCAGGTCAAGCTCAAAACTACGGGGCACAGGGCGCACAGTATGGCGACTTAGCTTCTCAGTTAGGATTACAAGGCCTACAAGCTCAAACCTACGGTATGGACGTAGGGCAACAAGCTAGGAACTACGCAGCGCAAGCGGCAGGTACCGGGCAGAACTACGGCAACATGGTGACTAACTTAGGTACCATTCAGCAATACATGAACCCGTATCAACAAGCGGTTACTGATGTTCAAAAAGCTGGTGCGTTAAGAGACTTCCAAGTAGGGCAACAAGTCAGACAAGCTAACGCCGCTCGTTCAGGCGCGTATGGTGGAGCGAGACAAGCGATTGAGAATGCTGAAGCCCAACGTAACTTAAACACTCAGTTGCAAGGTATTGAGGCGCAAGGTCTACAGAATGCGTACACACAAGCTCTGGGTAATATCGGTCAACAACAGCAGTATGGCTTACAAGGTCTAAACGCTGCTCAGACTGGGTTAGGTACCGCGCTCTCTGGTGGGCAGTTAGGTTTGTCTGGTCTAGCTCAGGCGATCAGCGGTCAGAACGCTGCGATGCAAGGCGCTCAGGTTGGTCTTGGTGGGGTCAACGCTGCTAACCAAGCCTATCAAACCGGTATACAAGGTGCTAACGCAGGGCTTCAAGGTGTTGGTCAGTTTATCCAAGGCGGTCAGTTAGGGTTACAAGGTACCGCTCAAGGTATGCAAGGTGCTGGATATGGGCTTCAAGGTGTTCAAGGCGCTCAAGCGGGTTATGGTCTAGCAAACACAGCAGGTACAAACCTGTCGAATATCGGTACTCAACAGCTAGCGGCTCAACAAGGCATTATTAATTTGCAGAACCAGTTGGGCGGTCAACAGCAACAGAACCAGCAAGACATTATCAATGCTGCTATCAACAACTACGCGAACGCTCAGAACTACCCGATGCAGCAGTACCAGAACTACAACGCGCTTATCCGTGGGTTGGGAACTACAACGACCAATTATGCGCCAGCACCTAGTGTGGGATCTCAAATAGCAGGTCTTGGTATGACAGGCGCTGCCATGTACGGCATGATGAAAGCTGAAGGCGGTGTGATTGATAAACCTAAAACTTATAAATCAGGCGGTCTGGTTGATCTAGTCGTCGCGGACGCCTTAGCGGAGGCAAGCAAATGATACAGCAACAAAGCCAAATGAAAGACGCAATGATCCGTCGAGTTCAAGAGCTGACCGCTAAGATGCAAAGAGCGCCGGATTGGCGAGATGCACTTGAACTTTCTAAATTAACAGAGCAGTTAAGAGCGGCGAACAGCATTGAAGCTCAAAAAGGCGCACAAGCTAACGCAGCGCCGGTTACACAAACCCTAGCGAATAATGCCAATCAAGCTGTTAGCGAAGCCGGCCAACATGAGATGATGAAACGCCAAGCCGAAGCTATGCAAGCACAGATGGCAGGAACAGGTGGTATCGCAGGTGGTCTTCGTAGTCCTGAGCCTCAAGCTATGGCTAAAGGTGGGGCGGTTGATTCAGCTCTAAGCGACTATTCTCAGTTGCTTGAGGCTTATCCTAATGCCAAGAAGTTCTTGGCATCTCTCGTCGCTAACATTGAGCGTAATGTGCCGACACAAGCTGAACTAGAAAACCCTGAAGCTATGCAACAAAGAGCTATTGGTTATATGTCACCGATGGCTGGGGGTATTGAAAAAATAGCTTCCCCAAAAAATACAGTTAATGCATATAAATTATTTAGAACAAAAGCCAATGACCCTGAAACTCTTTACCCTTTGTTCGTTAATGCAGACGAAGCTATCCCATTAAATGAATGGGTAGCGGCTAAAGCAGGCAAGCCAGCAGTTGGGAACCCTCAAAAGGTTCAATCATCTCTAGGAGCGTTGGCTTATAGACCCGGTTGGCATGCTGGGGACATACCAGTAGCTACTCACATTGGAAAAGGAGGTAATCCTCCCGTATACAGACCAAGTGAGCATCAATGGGCGGAAGTCGAGTTTCCAAATGATGTTGATTGGCAATCAGTTGCTAATGAGCGAGGCATCAATAATAAGGGGATACTAATCCCAAAAGCTGCCCACATCACGGATCAAATACCAGAAGGAGGTTTCTATCGGTATAAAACAAGCCCAAATATGACTGGTAACTGGTTAATAGGTGGGGAAATGAAAGTAAATAGACCTATATCTGACGAAGAAGTAAGGGCCATAAATTCTGCGTCTGGTTTGGGCATTGAAGATTTACCAAGATTCCATGAATACCTGAATAGAAATATGGAAAATCAAACAGAATTGTCTCGAATAATAAATAGCACTGCTGGAAAAAATGAATACTTTCAAATGCTAAAAAATGCTAAGGGTAATGATGTTGATGATCTTATGAAAATGTACGGGCAATATGCTGGCGAAAAGAAATTAAAAAGTATGGATAAAAGGTATGATAAATATCTAAAAACAGGCATGGCTAAAGGTGGGGCGGTTGCTTTTAATGGGGAAGAAAAAAGTTATATTGATCCTGCTGATCTTTTACGCGACGCTCATGGGGACTATACAGACTTGGCGTTATTACTACAAAAACAAAGAGAACTACAGGCAAAATATCCAACATATGTAAAACCCTCTCAAGGTACTGGCGGAGTAACGTACAGTAGGACTGGGCCGAATGAGCAACGAGCGGCAGAAAGATTGGCTATGTTGCAAGATTCTACTATAAATATGCCAACTAAAGAAAATGTGTTTACCCAATATATCATGGGAGAACCCGCCCCGCTTGTATCAGGATACGGACAAGTTACTAAAAATGTACCCGCTTCAGCTATTTCAGAGCATGACGATATACAAAGAAGGCTAGGGCTAAGCGGAGTATTATCCAGAGCTGCAAGCGATATAGGTGAAGGCTCCGGTCTAGGTAATGATATTAAAGATATGTTAGCTGGGTATGCGACCGCAAGTCGTGCGCGTCATGAAGAATTCTTAGGGCGCAGTAAAGCAAATAGAGAACGCCTTATAAAAGAAGGCCTAAACACTATTGGGTGGTATGGTACCGAAAACAATCCAGACAATATGGCTGCAGTTAAAGGCGTAGACACCCCACCAAATGTTGCAGCCCAACCACAACCTGCGGTAAGAGGTATAGCGCCGTTGGCTCCGGGTATGGCAGAAACATTAGGTATATTGAACCAAGGTGCCCCAAAGGATACACGGTCAATGGCTGAGCGTACGCAGTTAAGACAAGCGCCAGCTGCTCAACAAGGCCAAGGTCAAGGTCGTGCGCCATATACCCCAGCAGTTGCACCACAAGGTCAATTATCAGCACCAGCACAAGCTGCAGCACAAACCCTAGCAACAGAAGCTGTACAAACAAGCAGATCTGCAGCAGACTACATCAATGACATAAAAAATTCTGTAGGGGAAAATACTGCGGCTAAAGACCTAAAAACTTACCTTGAAGAGCAAGGAAAAGAATACTCTGAAGCCAAAGGTAAAGCGCCTTGGATGGCGTTACTACAAGCGGGTCTTGCTACGATGGCGGGTACTTCTCCGTTTGCTTTAGCTAATATCGGGGCTGGCGCTCAAACAGGATTTAAATCCTACGCAGACGATATGAAGGACTTGCGTAAAGAGCAAGATAAAGCGAGAGAGTTGCAGATTAAATTAGCCCAAGACCAACGCGCAGAAGACTTAAGCTTGGCTCAATACGGATATGAAAGCAAACGCTTTGAAGATGCTGAGCAGCGTAAAGAGAGAACAGAAAAGTTAAAGTTAGACCAAGACTTAAAAATAGCTCAGATGCACAACGACATATTATTAGCTGAACTAGCTATAACTGCAAAAAATTCGGCTAATTCATTGGAGTTAGATAAACAAAAACTAGAATATTCCGAACCGTATATGAGGGCAGAGTACGCTAAATTATTTACTCAAGCTCAAAATGAAAAAGATCCTGCTAAAAAAGCACTACTTGAACAAAAATTAAAAGGAATGGCACAATCGCATATTGTGCTAAATCAATATGCTGGTCTGGACGGTCAAAAATTAAATAATAAAACTGCGGAAGCAATGAGGGATGATTATCAAAATTATTTAAAAGCTAACGGTTTAACAATCCAAGATTATCCACTTGAGAAATATTTAAACGACATTAGAGTGCCGCAAAATATAATTGATACGGTGATAGGTTCATCAAATAGTTCAAGTCCTAAAAATGTTATAAGATATGACGCAAAAGGAAACAGGATCTAATAATGGCTAAATATGCAGAATTACCAAACGGCACTCTTCTTGAATTCCCAGATGACACACAAGATAGCGTTATAGATTCTGTTGTAAAAAAACATTTAGGAGTCCCTGAAACAGGCGGCATCATTGAATCCGCAGTCGGCTCAGCTAAACGAGGTTATGAAGCCAGCAAGACAGCTGCATTAGCGCCGTTTATCGGGGTAGAAGAAGCTGCCCAGCGTGGCATCGCAGCGCAGGAAGGTATTCAAGAACGCCCCGGTTTTAACTGGCAAGCGATTAAGAATAAGTACGAGCAAGAAGGCCTATTACCTGCGGCCGGAGAAGCGGCTTCACAAATACCCGGAACAGTGGCTGAACAAGCGCCTACATTAGGGACTATCTTTGCTGGCGGTCGTCTTGGCGCAATTGGCGGGGGTAAGCTGGGTGGTATGATTGGTGGTGTTCCCGGCGCTGCTATCGGCGCAACAATCGGTGGTATAGGTGGTGCCGCGTTATACCCCTTCCTATCGCAATCCGGCGAGAACATACAACGCCAATACCAAGAGCAGGTCGATAAAGGCGAGACACCGAACGTCAGTTTGGGTAAAGCGTATGGTGCAGGCTTAGGTCAAACAGCCCTTGAGATGGTGCTTGGTCCTGAAGCACGGTTATTAAGAGGTGCGGGTAAAGAAGTTACAGAAGAGAGTTTAAAAGCCTTAGCTAAGCAAGGTACTGTTGAAGGGCTGTTACGTGGTACAGGTCGTACCTTAGCGGAAGAGATCCCAACAGAGATCGCGCAACAATCGTTAGAACGTCTTCAAGCTGGTTTACCCATCAGCCCGACTGATCAACAAGCGTTGGATGAATATTTAGCGTCCGGTGTTGGCGCTGCGTTAGCTGGTCCTGTCGGCGGTCCTATGCGCCTGATGGATAGAGGAGCGGCTCGAGATACACTGGCCGAGCAGGAGAGAGTCCGTAAGAAGAAAGAAGACGCTCGCTTTCAAAATATTGCGCAGAACATTTACTCCTATCAAGGTGTTACTCTTCAGGACATCATCAATCAAAACATTGGTATTCAAGACGCTTTATCTGAAAAGGATAAGAAACAACAAGATGCTCAATATATTAAAGATATCAGCAAATGGTTCGATGAGGACTCTGGCGAACGCTCAACATTACCTGACGGCACAGAGAAGTTATTAAGCAATTACGAAGCGTACTTAAAACAATACCCTGTCGATGCTGAGTTAAGTAAGAAAGAGTTAGCTGAGAAGGTTGTTGATGCTAACAAGCAAATTGAAAGCATACAGGAACAAGGTCAGCAACAGATTCCGGGCTTAGAGCAAGGACCTTCTACCTCTTTGTTTAAACCATCAGAAGTGAGCAAAGAAGATCCTATCGCAAACGCTGCGGATTATCTACGCTCATTACCTAAAACATTCACTAATCCTTCGCAAGTTAAAGAAGCGTTGGAAAGCGAAGGAAGTGCGTTTAAAGGTTTAAATCTAAGCCCCAAGAAAGTGCTAGACCTTTACAAAACAGCGCCTGTCCAACAGCAGTTGTTTGATGAAGAAGGCGCATTATCACCCGATGTAATCAAAGGTTACGAGAATCAACAAAAGATTAATCAGGCGATGGCTGATAAATTAAAAGCCGCTAAGCCTAATGAAACTTTAGACATTTTCGGCAGAGCTAGCGTTGCGCCTCACCCCAAAGAAGAAGTTGCGCCTGAAGTGCCGTCTCAAGGTGGGTCGGCGAATCTTCTAATACAACAGGCAATGAAAGAAGCGGAGCAACAAACCGCAATTGATCAAGCGAATCGTGCAAGACAAACGCTTTACGGATTACCTGAAACTTCTCCGATGGGTTATGCCTCAGCTGAACAAAGAGCGCAATCAATCCAAGAGTCAGCGCCTTATCAACAAAGAGCGCTTGATATACAACAACGGTTACAGGAAGAAGAGTTAAAAGCGCAACAGAAAAAAGCGTCTGAAGCAATGGCTAAAAAGCTTGAACAAGCTAAGCCCGGTGAGACTTTGGATATTTTTGGCAATGCTAGAGTTGCGCCTCAGGTCCAAGAAGAAATTACATCTGAAGCGCCATCTCAAGGTGGATCGGCTAATCTTCAAATTCAACAAGCTATCCGAGAAGCGGAATTAAACAATGATGTTGAAAAAGCCAATCGCTTAAGACAACAGTTGTACGCAACCCCAGAAGGTGAATTGTTATCTTCAACCCAACAACAGCAACGCGTTGAAGCTGAACCTTTTAAATTACTCAACGAGAAAAAAACAGCCGACTTAAAAGCGGCAAGAGAAGAAGGTCGTTTGCCAACAGACGCTGTTACGCCTGAAACATTAACGACGTTAAGTCCTGATTTAGGTAAGACCGCTATTGCAAAACGAATTGCAAGTTCGCCTGCTAATTATTCAATGAATAATGCGGAAGGTCTTAACGATGTCGTTAAATCTTTACAAGCGATTAGCACTAAGAAACCAGAACTTGCGCCTAGCGTTAATCCGTTTTTAGCTAATCTAAAGAAACACGTTGAGACATTGTCGTCAAAAAAACCTGACATTAAAAAATCAGAAACCGTAGCTCCTGTTGAAAACCCTCATACCGCTGAGTCTTTGCAAGAAGCGTTAACTAAACTCTACGGTAACAATGCGCCTAAGATTACTATCGGTAGCTTAGCGGATGTGAACAACGATACTTCCGTTCAAGGTTATTACCATCCTGATACCGGCGTAACGCTTATCCCTGAGAACATCGATCAATCTAAAGATCTGCATGGTTTGATCCGACATGAGGTCGCTGTGCATGCTCAGCGCTTAGGTAAGACTGATCAAGAGTTCCAAGCGATCTTAACTCAGTTACAAGCCCTACGGGATAAAGGCGCTAAGGCTGTACAAGAAGCGTACGCTAGAGTACCTAAAGATACTGACCCAGACTTAGTCCACGAAGAAGCGCTCGGTTACTTGGCAGAACATGCCAAACAATTACCGATCGTACAAAGATTCATGTCATGGTTAAGACGTACTGCATATAAACTGACAGGCAGTGCAAAATGGTTGAAAGAACACGACTTCGCTAAGATGGCGGATGAGGTTCTTAAAAAACAGCCTAAAGAAACTCAACAAAGAACAGTTGAGAAACCGCTGTATTCCAAAGCGCAACAACGTACACAATTTGATGTACCTGTTAAAGAAGATAAAGGTTCTTTGTCCGATCGTCTGCAAGCCAATGTAAACAAAGCAAAGGCGGCTACGAAAAATAGCGTAATAGAAGGTGTTAAGAACCAATTAAATAACATCCGTACAGCGACCACCCACCAAGCGGCGATTATTGCCAGTAAAGATTACCAAAAACTGGCAGGTAAATTGGCTGACGAACAAGGCGAAGCGATTGCATCCGTCTTAATTGACCAAGCGTATGATGGGGATAAAATTGCAGCTGCAGCGGCGCATACTGGCAAGCCTGTTATTACTAAGAAAGGTATTTCGGTTGTTAAAGATAGCAACAATGTCGAACAGATCTTCACTCTCGTACATGATTTCGCTGATAAATTAGGCGACAAGGTTGAAGGTAAAAACATTGTTAACCGATACCTGTTGGCAAGACGTTATAACAACATCATCAACAGCGGTAAAGGGTATGTTTCGCCTGAACAACAACGCCTGACTAAACAGTTTATTGGATTAAACAAACAATACCCTGCGTTAACTAAGATCGGTGACATGGTCGATGCAACCCAATATGACCTTTTAGATTTCATGGTGGCGGCAGGCTTATTGCCAAAAGAAAAAGCCGATCTTTACAAATCAGAAAAAGGTTACGTTCCACTGTACCGGATCATGGATGACATCGAATCGACTAATCCGGGTATGAAACAATACTTCGGTGGCCTAACTGATATCGGTACAGAGAAAGCATTTAAAGGTTCTGATAAAGAAAGCTTAGACGTTTTAGATAACATCATGACCCGTTACATGTGGGCGGTACAAGCAGGCTCTCGTAACTTTGCCATGCAAAAGATCGCAAAAGATTACGGCGTAATGGGTGAGAATGGTGAAACAAAATACTATTCGTCAGAACCAAAAGCCAATAAGGAATATTTTGCGCCCGTTATGATGAACGGCAAACGCCGTTGGGTCGAATATGCGGATCCAAAGATACCCGGTGCAGTTAAACCTGTTGCATCATTAGGCCCCTTGTTGTCGTTCTTCTCAGGCGCATCTAGAATTCTCCGTACAGGCGTTACAGCTCTACCAACATTTGGCGCAGCTCAGGTAGTCATGGACGCGCAACGTGCGGCTTTATACTCAGGCGTTAACAGACCGTTTGAGTTAATGGGTCGTGTGTTGAAAAGCTATTATGACATTCTTAAAAACCCAAACAACGAAACAATTGAACGTCTTCACGCGCACGGGATCTCAGGTGGTTACGGTCATACGACTCAAGAGATTACCAACCGTATGCGTAGAAAAGTTGGATTAGATGCGACTACTAGTATCAATCGCATTTGGGATAAGATCGACGACTTCTCAGCCGCGTCTGATATGGCACAACGTAAAGCAATTTACGAACAGACCATGAAAGAAACTAACGATGAGTTATTAGCGTTACATAGAGCGCGTAACATTATCAACTGGCGTCATCGTGGGGATAATACAGCGGTTCATATGATCACACAAATTGTTCCGTTTGCAAACGCTTACGCGCAGTCTATGGACGTCCAGTTGAGCGCAATGATGGGTGCTGGAATTATGGGTAAAAATAAGCAAGCGGCGTTCTTTCAATTTTTGAGAAATGCGGCAATCTTCATGGGCATCTCAGCTGTGTATTCAATGGTAATGGCGGGTGATGATGAATATGAAAAGATGAGCGAGCGGGAAAAATTAAATTCATTCCTAATTCCCGGTACAGGTGGTGTAACTATCCCTGTACCATCTGATGTCGGTTTACTTTACAAAGCATTACCAGAATTTGCATGGCGCTATATCACTAAAGATTTTGTTGAAAATCCAAGAGATGCAACGAAACTTAGAAAAGCATTTAGAGAGGCGTTCCTTGATTCGGTCAGTGGTCCAAACTTAATGCCGCAGTTGGTCAAAGGTATTGTTGAGATTGAAACTAATCACAACTTTATGACAGGCAACCCGATCGTTGGTCATGGTTTAGAAAACTTAGAGCCGTTCAAACAATACGGGGAATCTACTTCTGAGATCGCTAAAACCATCGGTGAAAAGATGAACTGGTCGCCTGTTAAAGTGGATCATTTAATCAAAGCGTATGCCGGAACATTAGGTTCACTGACATTGTTAACCACCGATCAGTTGATCAACGCTATGTCGGACGTTAAGAAGCCTGAGTCCCATTGGTATAAAAACCCTATGGTGTCACGCTTCATGGCTGATCCTCGTTACAAATCACAGATCGATGATTATTATGATCTGTTAGAACGCTCAAATGTGGTGACCAATACGATTGCTAACTATCGTAAACACGGCGACATTGAAGGGGCTAAAGCATATCGTGAAGAACATAAGGAAATGACACACGTGCGCCAACAGGTATTAAACCTTCAAGGTCAGATGGCAAAGATCCGTGAGCAGCGTAATCGTATTATTGATGCTAAAAATATAAGTGCTGAAGAGAAGTCGCAGAAGATCGAGGTATTGGACGAAAGAACAGGCCGGATGTTAAAGAACATCGGAAAGATCAGACTGAAAGCAGGCTTATAATAAAAAACCCGCAGGCCAAAACCTGCGGGCAGATGGAGCTTTTCAGCATGCGAACGGAGACTAATCGTTCAGTTAAACTATAACACGCCAAACTCTTACGCCACAAATATTATTTTCAATCACTTGCTTCGTCACACATCGTAGCCCCATCGCTTTACATTCCTTACGGATAGACTTCTCAACGCTGTCTCGGTCAACACAAGGGATGAAGAATGAACTGCCTGGCGTAAACTTACCCCAATCAACCTCAACCCTGTGACCAAACACCAACGCCATACAGAAACTCCTGTAAATCAAACCCAATCAGTTTTGTAGAATCGACACAGAACGCATGATAATACTGTCGAGCGGAGACTAATGTGCCACCGTACATCGCTTTCTTTTTAACCTCGGTAATGGCGCCCGTATCCCAGTACACTTTAAGCGCCTCCGTCAGATCCTTCCTTTTGTAATACTCTCTAAAGATGGCGCGATGGATGAACAACATTTTATTTTGCATCTCATAGCGGATGTAAATCGGACCATCCGGCACTCGCACTTTCACCGCTATCCGTTGCCCGGGTATGTTTACAACGTACACCTTATCTAAGTTCTCATTGATGAAGTCCATGATCAGCCCCTCTTTAGACTGCTTCAACCGGTTGGCATCTAACATCACTTGGGCGATCGGCAAATACTCCCAGTCCGCACACGCCTGCTCCACCATTGACATCAGATCTATGATCAATATCCCAGTTGCATCAAACGGTTTAAACTTATGTTTAGACATGAACTGTTTTACAAATGTTTCGATATAAACGCCATAATTTTTGGGCGCAATATGTACCTGTTCCAATCCTTCCACCGGAATGTTCAACACTCTAGGATGAGCAAGCGGAACAGGTATGGGTGATGCGCCTATGATGCGTTTATTCTTTTCGCCCAATCGGTCTTTCAAGAGTTTAGGGTTCTCAAATGCTAGGCAATCGACTACGATCGGAAAGTTGTCGAACACAGGTAGAGCGGTTGATAGTTCGATGTCTCTCATCCGTCTAGGATCACCGAACACGCTGTTCATGGCTTCGACTAATACACTGTGGTTGTTACCGTAGAAGTTGATGAGGTAACTCTTCTCATCTACAAACCGCATGACGGTGGAGGCAAGCGCAATAGCAAGCGCAGTATGGATGTAAACATTATTGGGCATCTCAGCCAACCAGCCGTCCGATGTGCCTTCCCAAGTCATAGTAGATGCGTATAACATCATCTCGCTATTAGGCGCAGCATACGCAGTCTCAGCAACGGTGACATCTCTTTCTCCAACGACAAAGGATTTATCCTTGTTCTTCCAACCGAACGCTTTCTTTGTGTTGGTATTGCTGGCGTCTGAATAGTGCGTAAGCTCGCTCATGATAGTCTCTCGATTAGTTTTTTTACTTTTATTATGTAAGGCGTAATCATACCGACTCGCCCTCTATACCATTCAACCACTAAGTATTCTGAGACCTCCATGTATTCAGCGACTTCGTAAATGGTGTATTCTTTTTCTCTGGCAAACTTTCCTAACCTAACACCCCATAACTCTGGGTTCGCTTTATCCATTTCTTTGTAAACAAGATGGATATTTTTAGGTGTAGGTTTTAATGGATGTATTCTTTTTCTTCCCATAAATCGTTCATCATTTCTACGGCAAAAGATCCAAGCTCCAACAATTTTATCCGCCCGTCCTTACCGTAATACACTTTTAAAAAACCACGTTTAATTAGATTACTCACCCGGTTATGCGCAGTCGTCTTACCTTCGTAACAGTTGGTCGCAACTACGGCCATGATCCTAGCCCCACCGTCTAAGTCTTTTATGCGAACGACCTGTCTGATCATTTCAATGTCGAGGTCGTCTAATCCGTATTGGTATCGGACGATACTCATTGTCTTGGCAAATTCGTTAAACCTCATCTTCTGTCCTTAAACTGTAAAAGTGTTCTACTTGTTGTGTGTATCTAATGTATATCACCCCCAGCCGCTCTATTCGAGTAAGGAATTCTTTCGCATGGGTATAGTCCATGTTCATCAGCTCGGCGTATTTTCTAACAGACAATGCGTGATGCGGTTTAAAAAGATCAACGGTATCGGATAACCTGCGGTCTTTGTAAACAGAGCCATTACGCCTTGTCGTTCTTAATTCCATATTCAAGTTCCAATATCAACTGGCAATAGTGAATAGCTTTCTTAATATCTTCCGCGCCGTTTTTAGCTTTGTGCCGTGTAGTGTATTTCACGATGTTTCCTTGGAAATAGTCTAAGCCGTTCGCCTGTATGTATTCGACTGGTTGAATTGCTAAGTCTTTGTAGTGGGCACCACCTTCTTGTTTATTTAACGCATTCATACCCATCCCCACCATAAGGACGCAAGTCCGAAGAATACCAACGCAATTGCTTTCTTAGCGTGCTTTAATATTTTTCTAAGCTGTATGATTTCGCGATGCGATGCTGCCGCCATGTTCACCCAACCTGTTTTACTCTCTAAAAGTAATTTGTTCTCTTCCGCCTGCTGGGCGATGCGCTCCCACAGTTTCTCATTCTCATAGCGTAGCGCCTCTATCGCCTCTTCATGTTCGTGGTACGCCACATATTGCCCGTCTGGGCTTTCTTTCATTTTCCACCAGCGG